ACCAAGTTAATAGGTTGTAAGTATGGTGTAATACGTTCTTGTATTGTAATTTGGGGCTGGCGAGTATAAATTATTTCGCTAGTATTTTCTTTTTCTGGTGCAACCGTTATTTTTCTACTCCAAAGTATGTTTGGAATATCAATAAAGTTATTTGATTTTGGATCTCTACTAAATGGAATTGTTCTACCATTCCTAGGATCGATATTTGTTCTAGATGCAATAAATATAGTAGCAGTTCCTAGTTGACTAGGCTTTGTAATAATTGGTACTATTATACGTGTACCATCTTTTTCTAAATAATTAGGAACATTATGAAATATAACATCTCCATTAGCAGCTATTATCTCTACATATATTCGAGCATTAGGTACTAACGCACCATTTGCTGCATTTATTTTAACGACATTTTTACCTGATGTAAGAACTGACGGAAATTCTACAATATTAAAGTATTCGTTAGAAGATACACTAGTATCTCTAAATATTATACTCGGTTGTTCTAGTAGATTTAACCGTTCTCCTTTTAATGGTAAAGATCCTTCTTTGAAGGTAGCTGACCCCATGTAATTTCCCCTTTATTACATATAAATATCAAGCAAAGTCAATTTCAGAGTATCCGTTAACCTTTTTGATTTCTACTAATTTATCCACAATATCTCTCATTGCATCTATATGAGAAATACACATTAAGAAACCAAATTGTGATTTTAAATAATCAAATAATAAAAACATTGAATTAAGATTATCTGAATCTAATACTCCGAACCCTTCGTCAATTGCTAAAAAGTTTGGTCTTGGTAAATTTGATACATTTATTAAAGAAGTTCTTATAGCTAATGATGATATAAACTTTTCCATACCTGATGTTAATTCTAATGGCCAATAATTATCATCGTCATACACAATATGAGCATTTATATTTTTACCATCTGTATGTAATACAATTGTAAAATCAACAATTTGATTTAGAATATTATTTATTTCAGATTCTATTTGTGGAAGTGCTTTTGTTATTAGATGATATGGAACACCATCTCTGTTAACAGCTTTTTGATAAAATTCATATCCTTCATATTGTTGTTCTAATTCTTTTAATCTATTAATTCCATTTTGAGCATCTTGTTTTGTTTTTTCTGCCATTTTTAATTTGCCAGATAAGGTTAATAGTTTAGAATCTAATTGTCCTAACTCTATACTAACTGATGTAATTTCATCACGAATTTCTTGAATTTCAAAATTTTTAATTTTATTGAACTCAATATTATCTTTTTGTTTTTGAGATTTTATTAATTGTTTTTTCTTGTCCTTAAGATTATTTAAAACAACTTCTATATCCCATTTAGTGCTTTGTAAACCATGTTCCATTGTTACTAATGTTTTGTCATAATCTATTTTTAATACTTTATATGCTTCAACTGCCTTTAACTTTTCCTTAGGTTTAATTTTATCGATAGAAACAATATTATTATCTGTTTCTTGAATATGTGTTATAATATCAAATTCTTCTTCTTTCAATTTAGGTAAAAGATCTGCAACTTGTTTTGTTTCTTGTAACCATGGATTGGCCATGCAATAACTACAATCTTCATCCCATTCATGCCTATCTAATTTAGATACCATTTTTTCAGCATGAGTAATTTTAAGTTGTTTTACTTTTAGATCATTATTTAATTTAATAATTATATCTTGGTGATTTTTTTGTTCAACAATTAAATCTTCTAATTCTTGTTTATTAATTTTGTTTATTTTTTGTTCGGTCTCTTTAATTAGTTTTTTCTGAGATTTAATTAATTCTTTTTGTGTATCACGATTTGATTTTAAATTACCAATTGAATCATTTAATCCAGTTATTTCATATAATATGTCACCGGGTTCTGATAATGTATCGTCAACTTTTTTAAGTTCTTTGGTCATAGTAAAAATGATATCATTAAGATTTGTTTTCATTTCTTCATGTTCAGTTTTATCAATTTTCATTTGTTCATATGAACCAGTATATTGTGTAATAATGTCATTTGCAGCTGCTAAATCAGTTGAAAAATCTTTTCGTTTATATTCTCTAATTAATGCAGCTGTATCTTTTATTTCTTCATGACCAATTTGATATTGTTGTTCAAATATATCAATATCTAAAAATTGAGATAATAATTCTTTTCTTTCTCGTTGACTTTTATCAATGAATCCTGTGTTATTATTTTGTAGTGATAATGCAGTTAATACAAAGTCATCATATGAACCTAAATATTGTTGTATGATTTTATTTGTACTATCTCTTTGATCTCCATTTAGACTTTCTTCATTTCCAGATTGATCAACTCTCCAAAAATTTACATTTACCTTTACATGGCCATTATTATGTTTTTTTGCCCTACGTTCTATAAAATAATTATATTTTCCTAATTCGAATTCAAATTTACAATGGAAGTTTGATTTTTTATTATTCAATACATGTTTAGCTCGTTTTGTTCGAGAACATTTATCAAAACATGCAAATGATAATGCATCTAATAATGTTGATTTGCCAGATGCATTGGGAGCAAATAATCCATATAATCCATTCATGTTTGTAAAATCAATTACATTGTCTGGACCATAACTAAACATATTTGAAAACTCAAACTTTTTAGGCGTCCATGTAATATTTCTTGTTAACGTATTTACTGGTAATTTACTATGTACTGTTCTATTAATATGCCTTACAGTGTCTAATAATTCATCATCTAATGCATATACATCTGTTAAATATTCTGTAATCACTTTGTTCTGCCATTCTACATCTCTAATATTTCCAAAGTTTATTTTCTTTTTAGAATCTGTTGTATTTAATGCATTTATTTTTTGTATTGAAATATCCTGAACTTTATATTTAGATTTTATTGTTGCAACTAATTCTTTTAATGTTGCTGAATCTGTATCTTTTACTTTTAATCTTAGTCTAGGACGAATAGGAACTCTATCATCAGGGTTTATTATCTTTCCATTTTCAATATGATATGTGTAATATCCATAATCATTTGGTATCTCAATAAACTCACACTTTTTAGATTTGACATCCCATACCATTATTCCATGCCCTAGAGCTTCTCCATGATTTTGTTGAATTAATGATCCTGCATATGCAATAGTTTTTTCATCATTTAAGTATTGTGGTTTATGAATATCACCTAACAATACTAAATCATGTCCATTAAATATATTTGTAGTAACATGGGTGTTGCTCAGAGTAAATCCTGCATCTGTAGATGCGTTATGGACCGAACCATGATGGAGTGCAATTTTAAAATCTCCTTCGAAACTATCTGCTTTAATATATTCTGCCGGCTTATTAAAGACCGACATTACGTTAAAGTGTACTCCGGAAATATTATATATACCATTGTCTTTAAGATAGTGTAGTTTTTGATGATTTAAGGCTTTAACAATAGGACTTAAGGCATCTAATCGATAACTATTATTTAAGTTACAATCATGATTACCTGTAATAACTAATGTAGGAGCTATATCTGCTAGTCTTTTAAAGAATTTAGACACAACTTCTATCAATTCAGGTGACATATCTGTTTTGGCATGAACAATATCTCCAGCGACATAAATAATCGAGTTTGGAGTTTTTGTTTTCTTAATATATGAATATAACCTTTTAAATACTAATTCATATTCTTTATGTCTTTTAACATTCCGTACATGTACATCCGCAATGTGATATATTTTATCTATCGTATCAATTCCTATATCTATATCATGCATAATATTTGTTGTTCCATTAATTTTTCTTGTGTTAATTCAGTTGTTAAATTTAACTCTGAATGTATTTTTGCAAATCCTAACTCTGAAGGATCTTTTGATGTTAAGTCTACAAAATAAACTGATATTCCATTTGACATAAAATATTTAGCTGCTTCTAATGCTTGTTTTCTTGCATCTTTATCTAAACAAATATATATTTCTTTAACACCCTTTTCAACAATACGTTTTTTCAATGTATTTGAAATTGTCTTACCAAATAAAGGTATAGTATTTCTTCTAATGGCAATTGCATCAAATGCTCCTTCAACTAGAATAATTGGCATATTCCAATTTATATGTAATTCAAATCCTACAATATCCTTAGAAGCCGGAGGATTTTTATGTTTAAATTTATCTTCCTCATAATATGCTCTTGCTACAAAATAATTTAAACTTCCATTGGCATCATAACTTGGAATAATTATTTTTCCTTTATAAGGACCTTTCCGACAATATCCTATTCTATATCTTAAGATATCAGATATACCTATATTTCTTTTCTTAAGATAATGTACAGCATTTCTAAATTCTGGACTCATTTCTTGTAGAATCCATAATGGTCTATAACCTTCAGGTAGCTGAAGAACAGGTGTATCAGTTGTTGTTTTACTTGGTTTCCATTCTACATCATCTAATAAATTTATTAATTTGGCTATCTTTTCTCGTTGAACATTTAACTTACGAAACAAAATAGTTAACTTTCTACCAGCTGCATTACATACCCAACAATGCCAGTATTGAGAAACAATGTTTATTTCCATCTTCTTTTTGTTATGATTACAAAAAGGACAATGGAATGCAATATTATCATTAGAATTTATTTTACCTCTCCCCATGACAGACTCAAGAAGGGTTATAATAGAGAATTTGCTCATTTGCTCATTTGTTAATTATACTTATCTCATTATCATTATCAATACTTTCAATAATAATGTTTTCTTAAAGATAAACTTTAATAAAAATTTTATTAATATGAATATATTAAAAATATCTCGTAAGCTCAACCTTTTTACAAGCTTTTTTACTCATGCAACCAACTTTCCGGAATGTTCTTTTCTGCCCATGGGATATCATGTTTTTCACAAAACATTGCATAAGTAGTTTTACTACCTTTTCTTATTTTTGTTTTTGATGATTGAAATACCATTCTGATATCTAATTCTGGATGTTGTTTTTTAATTAACAAATGTTTTTTTCGATCTTCTAATACCCATCTACCCTTTGTCTCAACTAATATTCCATTTGGTAATGTAAAATCTATTGTATATGTATGATGTGTTTCCGGTTTGATATAATCAATAACTGTAGTTTCGTATTTAAATTTAGTTTTTGATTCTGTTAATTGATCTGCTACTTTATGTTCAAAGCCGCTCCTATAACCATGTTTTATTGCATTTGCACGCAATTTGGATTTTGATCTCCATGCCATAACTTATTCCTCTATTTAATATAAATATTAGTAATCCCAACGAACAATGATATTTGAATCAACATCGTTACGTTGTTGAATTGGCTGTGCCAATTTTCCTATTGCTAATAATTCATTGCTATCATTATATAAACCAACTGTTGTTATATAAGGCATAATAAACTCATTATTAAAAATACTTTTTACTCTATCTCCGGGAGGCCTTCTTGTTTGTTCTGCTTCTGTCAACTCCTTTCCTTCAACTGGAGTATATGTAGCAGTTGGGTTTGTACTTACATTGAACTCTCCTTTTGGAATTCTAACCATAACTTGATTTTCATATATAGTATGTGTTCCACGATAAGTTAAAGAAGTTATTTCTTCAAAAGCTCCAGAACCTGTATTATATTTTGGTAATGGAGTTGATACAACTAATTGTCCATTTTTATAAAATGCATTTCCTACAATATTTGTTTGATAACATGATGCTGATATAAAGTGTCTATTTGATAATGATGATAAATGTGTTTCTGATGCACCATAATCATACATACGAAATTCTGCAAAATCATGATTTGAAATTCCTATACCTGTTGTAGAACTAGAACCAGAATATTGTCCTATTCTTAATTGTGCATTATTAGCAGTTGAATGGGGAGGCAAACTTCCTGTTGTACCTGATGCAACTCCATTGGTATATATTATACAGTTAGATCCTGAATTTCGTATTGCGAAGTGATGCCAACCTAATCCTACTGCATCTAAATTTGATGATGATATATATAAAGCATTTGTGCCATCACTAGATTGGAAATGTAATGAAGCAGATTCAGCTCCTAATCCATGTACTTCAATTCCAATTGCAAATGGAGTACGATGTTGTGCCATTGATGCAGTTATAGTATGTGAAGGCAGAGAAGTATTTATTTTTTTACCTCTAAAGCCAACCACATTATTATTTGGAGGTAATGTACTTTGACCTGGTATTAGTTCTAAGTTTCTTATACCGCCCTTTGAAAGAACAGTTTCAAGACTAGGTCCGGCTGACACTACATTAAACCAAAATGATATTGTCCAATCATCTAAACGATTAAACTTATTGAATTCTTCTGTATGTGGTATTTCAATAAAATCTGTTTCTTGAAATCTCCCAGCAAACCCAGATGGTTGTTCAAAATCTCCGGAAGTAACAATACCTTCCACTAATTGTATTCCTGATCCGGAAGCTATT